AGCAAGAGCTACTTAGTCGGTTAGAGCGTTATAAGGAGAGACTTGCTCGTAAGAACAGGGATAAGAAACTTACAAAGGATCGGAGGAATAGGCGTAGGCAGAAAGCGAAGGGATATTATGTTTGATATTTCTTTACCCGCATTTACCCTCATGGTAGAAATTATTTTAGGCATGTCTTCTCCTACGTACATGGAAGGATACTTGTACCCTGCCGTAGACATAGAGGGGGAGTTTTACTGCCTAGCCATCAACGCCTACCATGAGGCAAGGGGAGAAAGCTTTGACGAAAAGATAGCTACATCACAAGTTGTTCTCAACAGGGTAGCCAGCCTACGTTATCCAGACTTAATTTGTGATGTGATTACACAAGGACCAATAAGGGAGAGTTGGAAGACCAAGAAAGACCCTGCCCTTGACCCAGACGATAGGATATACTACCCTACTCGTAACAGGTGCCAGTTTAGTTGGTACTGTGACGGTAGGAGTGATAGTGTAAACAATTTAGATGGGTGGGAGGACAGTGTAATTGCTGCTTATATCGTGTACATGGGCTTTGGTGAAGACAGGGTTGATGGTGCAACTCACTATTATGCACATGACAAAGGCCATCCTAATTGGTCAAAAAATATGATTGTTACTGTTAGACTAGATGGACACACATATTTGAGAAAGGAGAAATGAAGCATAAAAAATATAAAAGTTGACAAATATCTAAAAGTTTGATATTATATTTTTATAAACCTAAAAAGGAGACACAACTATGTATAATACTGATGTATTTGAATTGCCATCCCAGTTGCGGTTCACCCCCGTATTACGTCCGATTGAGCATGAGGGTAGGACTATTTCTAAAAGTCTGGGACAGAAGATTGTAAGGGACGATACCAATGAGGTATTGGGTATTGTTAAATCTAAGTATACGGCACAACCATACTCGAAATTGTGGGAGCCGTTGGTTGAGGGACTTAAAGCATCCAAGCTTGATTTGTCTGGTGCAAAAGTGCGTTGGATTATTATGAATAATGGTGCTCGCATGTATGCAGATATTGAATTAAAGGCATATGACTTTGAGAAGATAGTGGGTGAGCCTACGTCACTTGCTTTGCGAGTTAAAAATAGTATTGATGGTTCAATAAAGTATGATGTGTCCGCCTTCTTACGTAGGCTTTCATGTGCAAATGGACAGACCCGTATAGCTGAAAATACATCTGTACAATTTAAGCACACCATTAATACTGAGCCGGAAAAGATTGGTAATCTTGCGAGTACGTGGCCGGAAGTTCTACAGGAAGATGGACATTTGTTTAACCATATGAGAAAGGTGGGAGTTGCAAGAGAAACTGTGCAGACATTTCTTGCTGAAAACCTGTGTGTTACTCATACAAAATCAGGAGATCAAGTGAATAAGAAATGGCTCAACAGGATGCTGGACTTGTGGGATAACTACAGTAGCGGCATAGGGCATAATGGGTATGCACTTTATAATTCGCTTACTCATTACGGTACACACGTTAATCCTGCCAGCTTGCGGGGAGCCGAGGTGGGCAATCGTGTGTTAAGGCAAGAGCAGGATGTACAAACCTTAGTGCGAGGTATTGCATTTAAAAATCTCATTCGTTATGATGATTTTGAGCAGCAACTAGCTGCATAGAGATCTTGTCTTAAATAAAAGGTAGTGAGTATGAGGGCATGTTCTCCCCCTTGTGCTTGCTACCTTTTTAGTTTTAATTATTGGGGTATATGCTATGTTTAAAAAATTAAAAGTACTATTTTGGCATAGTTTTTTTATGAATTGTCTTGAAGGTTTGATTGTAAGATTAGATAATATTGTGTGGCGCAATCGTTGGGACAAACATAGAAAAGATAAATAGGAGGGAACTGTATATGTCAAATAAATTAGATATACCAAAGTTTCTTAAGCGCAATGGGAAGAGAAAGAAATTTCGTAAGCCTCTTACTGAGGAGCAGAGAAATAATAGAATTAAAAGTCTTGTTAAAGCTAGAGCAGCTAAACCTGATGCAAAAAACATAAGTGTACATATAGAAGTTAGAAACTTACCGGATGACCATCCTACGTCATTAAAAAAAGTTCGTAACTGGATAAAAATAAATAAAGAAGAAAGAGATGGCCTAAGAAAACAATTGAAAACAAAATATGATAGAAAGGCAAACAACAGATATAATATCCTTGATGTATATGTACGAAACATGGAAGCATATCTTAAAACTGGTGTTTGGACAGATTTGTTTTATGGGTTGAACCAAGAATACAAGATTAAGTATAAGGAAATGCAACATGAACTTGAATAAAAGGGGAACTGTAGCAGATGTTATAGAGAGGTATTTTAAAACACTTGAATTTAAGAAAAAGATAACTAATAGTAAAACCAAAATGCAATATACATATCAGCTACAAAGATTAGCTAGAACTCCGTTGGAAAATGGAAAAAATGTAGGGAATGTAGCTATAAATAAACTAAATGTTGCTAAGTGCCAACAAATTTATTGGGCATTACTTGAAAGCGTTAACTCTGATGTTGAAGGGATACGTTTTGCCAATTACACTATTCAAATAACCATACGGGCATGGAATGTGTTGATGAAACATGATTTACTTGATAAAAATCCTTGGGGGTTTATCGAAAAAACAAAAGCTTCACCAAGAAATACTGTTTGGCAAACAGAAGACTTCAAGGTGTTTTTAACTACAGCATTTAGTGTATCTAAATGGAGAAATGTAGGGTTACTGGTGCGTATAAACGTAGAACTAGGTCAACGTATAGAAGACATTAGATTATCAGAATGGAACAACTATGACTTTACTGAAAAACTATATACAAGAGAGGTAATAAAAAAAACTAAGGAGCGCATACCCGGCATACCTATGTCGGGCAGTCTTGTTCAAATGTTGATTGAACAAAAAGAGGATTATGGTTTTCAAAAATGGGTGGTGCCTAATCCTTATAGGCTTGCGCCATATAGTGAACAAAACATAGCTAGAACTTTCAGAAAAATTATGGATAAAGCAGAGCTACCAAAAAAGCTACAATTGAGAGACATTAGAAGAACGGTACTAACAGATTTAGCTAATCATGGGGCCACAGATACAGAAATAATGGCGTATAGTGGACATAAAAGCAGAGAGAGTTTGATGCCTTATGTGTGTATAAGCACACATCAAGCACGAAATGCAGCAGACAAACGTAACTTTTCTATGGATGAGGATGATGTAATTTTTAATAAAATTAGAAGTGTCTGATCGATGGAAGTAATTAAACATATAAATCAATTGGATTTACAATTGGATGAAAGCTATAGGGGGGATTGTCCTAAATGTAATGGGAGAAATACTTTTACAGTTACAAAACAAATAGGAAATCTTTTATACAATTGTTACAAGGCTGGTTGTTTCTTGTCCGGTGTAACAAAGCAAACTATTTCTATTCAAGACCTACAAAAGGAAAGGAAAAACACTAAAAAAGATTTTGAAATGCCTTCGTATATTTTGCCAGCAGGAGACATTACAAAAAATAGTCCAACATTTTATAAGTTTTCTAGTGCATATGGTATTGATCTAGATGATATAAAATTATATTATGATTTAAAGGAACAGCGAATTGTGTTTCCAATTATATATGAATATAGAATTGTAGACGCTATAGGAAGAGCATCACACCCTAAAGTACAGCCAAAATGGAGGAGGTATGGAGCTAGTGGGTATGGCTACAAGATGGGGAGTGGCAACGTAGTGGTACTGGTAGAGGATTGTATATCTGCTGCCGTAGTTGCAACTACGTTTGATAACTGCATAGGCTTTGCTCTTTTAGGTACAAACTTTCTTGCTTCTTACCATAAGCAGCTTAATGACGTTAGCACAATCATTGTTGCTCTTGATCCTGATGCTAGTAATAAGAGTTTAGATATTAAAAGAGAACTTTGTTCCCATACAAATGCTGAGATTTTTGCCTTTCGGCTAGAAGATGACTTGAAATATAGGAAGAAATATGATATAACTAGGCTGCAAGAAAAAATTAATAATGTAAAACAATGAATGGAAGGGGCATATAATGGAACTAGCACTTCTCCGCACCTTGATTTCTCGTGATTTCTATGAGGAAAATAAAGGGATAGCAAAGGAAAAGATATTTAGGAGTAAAGAAACTAAGGCAATCAAGAACGTAATTGATTTTGCTATGCTTAAATACAAAAATAGTATTAATATTTCAGATGTAGAAGCGATATTCTTTACTTCAAATTCGACTTTAACCACAACACAAAAAGAAATATACGCAAGCTTATTTAGGAAAATAGAAGGCGCTACTCCGTTAAACAAGGAGGTAGCACAGGATGTTTTGTGTGAATTAAACAGAGAAGATGCTGCTAATGAACTTGTAGATATAGCTTTCAAGATGTCTAACGGGGAGATTACAACTTTAAACAAAGTCTCAGAGTTCATTGATAACCGTGAAGAAGACTTTATACCGCTTTTAAAATTTGAATTTGAAGATTTAGACATAGATGAGCTTTTAAGAAAAAACCAACTAACTTCCAGATGGAAAATAAATATACCTACTTTGGCAGAATTTGTTCCCGGTGTGAGCGGTGGACAATTGATTGTGGGTGCTGCAAGGCCCAATACAGGAAAGACAAGCTCACATGCTTACTTATGTGCAGGACCGAATGGGTTTTTACATCAAGGGGCTACTGTATTGGTATTGGCTAATGAAGAAGACACTGGTCGTGTCGGTGGTCGATACCTAACTTCTTCTTGTGACATGTCATTGGAGAATATCCATAAAGATAAAACAAAAGCAAATGAACTATTCGTCCCAGTAAGGAGTAGACTTAAATTGGTAGACGCTACTGGTTGGGATTTAAATCGTATGGAAAGGGCAGTTAAATTTTTTAAACCAGACATTCTTGTGGCAGATATGGCAGATAAATTCCAACCTGAAGGAACCTATACAGCCCAACACGATAAACTTAAAGATATTTATATAAGGTTAAGGATTATATCCAAGCAACATAATTGTACAATATTTGCTATGTCACAATTGTCAGCAGAAGCTGAAGGAAAGGTATTTGTGGATATGTCCATGCTTGAGGGCAGTCGTACAGGTAAGGCATCAGAGGCAGACGTATTATTTTGTATTACAAAAACCCCTATGATTCAAAATTTTGAGGGGCAACAAGAGCAGGATAGTCCAGAACGACATTGGCTAATCTTAAAGAATAAACTTACGGGAAGGCATGGTAAAATAGTTACTTTATTTGATTCAAAAACTGGAACATTTAGAGCATAGGAAAATAACATGAAACTTACAATAGACATTGAAAACACAATAACTAAATTGCCTTCAGGTAAAATTTTACTTGACCCATTTACACCAAACAACAAACTTGTTCTTGTGTGTACCAAAAAGGACACGGGTGAGGAATCTGTGTTTTGGTTTAATCATAGTACGCATAGTGATGCTTCTTCTAAAGATAGGCTTCAAGCACAGCTTGATGAAGCTGCAGTAATAATTTGTCATAACGCACAACATGAGTTGATTTGGTTGTGGGATTGTGGTTTTAAATATGACGGGCCAGTATTTGATACCATGTTAATGGAATACTTATTTCAACGAGCACAAAAACAACCACTCTCATTACAAGCGATTGCTGAGAGGTATGCTCTTGATAATCAAAAGATGGATTTAATGAAGAATAAACTCAAAGAAGGTGTTGCTGTTGATGAAATAGAGGGAGAAGAATTGAAAGAATATTGTTTAACTGATGTTAGAATTACACAAGAGTTATCTGGTGTTCTTAGAAAGAAGTTATATACTGAGGAGTATTCTTGTCTTGAGTCAATATGTACACTGACTAATGAGTTATGTGTTTTATTGGCAAAGATATATTCACGGGGATTTACTGTAGATAAGAAAGAACTTAGTAGGGTAAAAGAACAGTTTAAGAAAGAACAGTTCAGTATTTCACAAGAACTTAATGAGCAAATTGTAGAGCTTATGGGAGATACACCAATAAATTTATCTTCTCCAGAGCAGTTAAGTACAGTTATATACAGTTGTAAGCCAATAGATAAGGCTAATTGGTCAAAATGTTTTTCAAAATACATGAAGAAAAAAGATTTTGCTTCAGTGGTGAAAGAAAACAGTAGGCTTGTATATAAAACTAAAGCAATACAATGTTCAGATTGTTTTGGAAGAGGGTTTACCTTTGTTAGAAAGAAAGATGGAACAATTGGAAAAGGTAAAAGACTTTGTAAGGTGTGTAACAAGAAGGGCATACTCTATATACCTCAAAAAAGAATAGCAGGGTTAAAGTTTTCTGCCCCTTCAGCAAGTTGGGTATCTAATCATGGGTTCAGTACGAGTAAAACTAACGTAGAAATGTTAGAGGAGGTAGCCAAGAGAAAAAATATGGTAAAAGAACAATCCTTTTTATACAAAGTTCGTAGGCTATCTGCTTTGGATACATATCTATCTTCGTTTGTTGATGGTATAGAAACATATATGAAAACAGATGGTATGCTGCATGTTAGACTAGTACAACACAGAACGGCTACGGGAAGGTTGGCTTCTGATTCTCCAAATTTACAAAATATGCCAAGGGGAAATACTTTTCCAATAAAGCGTGTCTTTAAATCGCGTTGGGACGGGGGAAAAATTATAGAGGCAGACTTCGCTCAACTTGAATTTAGAATAGCAGCTTTTTTAGGGAAGGATGACATTGCCAAAAACGAAATCAACACAGGGTTTGATGTTCATAGCTATACTGCAAAAGTTATTACGGATGCAGGGCAGAAAACCTCAAGACAAGAAGCCAAGGAGCACACGTTTGCCCCTCTATTTGGTGCTACGGGGTTTGGAAGAACAACAGCAGAGGCAGCATACTACCAACAATTTGTACAAAAATACACGGGAATTGGTGAATGGCATAGATCATTGGCTAATGAGGTAATGGCTACAGGAATGGTTACAACGCCCACAGGAAGGCAATTTGCATTTCCTGATGCTAAACGTAGAAGCAACGGAGGAATTACATATTTTACTGCAGTTAAAAACTATCCAGTACAATCTGTATCTACGGATATTGTTCAATTTACTTTATTGCTAGTTGAAAAAAGAATACAAAAGAAACAGTTAAAGAGTATGATTGTTAATAGTGTTCATGACAGCATTATCATTGACACATATCCCGGTGAAGAGGCTCAAGTTAAAGAGTGTATAGGTGATGTAGAAAATGCATTACAAACTATGCTGGGGATAAAGTTTGAACTATATTTTGATGTGCCATTAAATATGGATTGTAAAATAGGAGATAATTGGATGGAGGTAGCAGAATATTCTTGACAAAACTTTATTTTAATGTATAATGGTCAGATTCAAACTTATGAAAGGATTAATAAATGGACAAACAATTAGCTACAATCAGCACAGATAATTATGAAGTAATGGCGAATGCTATGGGAATGGGATTGCAAACAGATGCTCCCCTGACTATTCCGCGCATGAAAATTAATCATCAGCCTATTATGGATACAGTAGATACAAATGGCAAGAAACGACAAATGGAAGTTGTTTCAGGTGGGACTTTTACTATAAACAATAATGGTCAAGTTAGTTATTCGGAAGGCATTACCTTTCGCCCATTTTTACAACGGTTCAGGTATACCCGTTGGGTTCCTTATGCTAGTCCAGATAAGGATGGTAGAAAGGGAAAGTTTATAAAGTCTATATTTGTTACACAAGACACATTTAACAACAATGATTTAATGGATGATGATGGTAGCTTCAATTGTGGGCGTCCTTCCGGATTCATCAAGGATTGGGATGCTCTACCTGAATCTAATCGTCGTCTAATTTCTTCCGTTAAGCGTGTGAGGGCGCTCTTTGGTGTGGCTTCTTTAAATGAAACCATGAATGACAAAGGAGAAGTACAAGAGCAACAGGACAAGGAGATTCCTGTTGTGTGGGAAATAAATAACAAAGATGCTTTCAAAATAATGGGACAAACTATTGGAAAGTACTTATCATCAAGGCGTCTATTGCCACAACATGAGAT